CCTTCGTTCCCAACGCCCTTCGGTAATTATATGCTAAGAATTGAGAACGACAGCAGTGATTCATCAGCCTTTCCAGATCAGTACGTACAATTTCCATTACCTGAATCAGTTTCCATTAAATCGGGAGAAACATGGACATATAGCTACTACTACGCAACCGCTGGGTCAGCAGTTGGGCAAGCGTCTGACTATTTGCTGACAGCCGATACAGATCCGCTTTTTGCATTGTCAATGGCTCATGACTCACGGGAAACTTCGGGGGATCAAACAACGTGGCATCGTTTTGTAAAAACGTGGACAGCGGATAAAGATGTAGCTGTAACCGCTTTGCGCTTTGGCTTTGTTAAAACATCGGCAAGTCCAGGATGGCTTTGTATTGATAATATTAAGCTAGAACAAGAACCCACCGTTTCTCCATGGTCGCCTAACCCAACTGATCCTGAATACTATACCAACACCATTACGGTGCACAATGGCGGCACTTATCCTGTTGAGCCAGTTATTACGGCAACTATGCATGCGGATAACGGCATGGTTGGGATTGTTAATGATCGCCCGGGTATTCTTCAATTCGGCACGCAAGAAATTGATGGTTTCACCACCGAAGAAAGCGAAGTAGCACTTGATTTGGCAGCCGTGCAAGGCTCACATATGGATAATCAAGCCGCCACAAACAATCCCTATTGGGGTGGTGATCCTAGTATGCCTAATGAACAGATTGGCAATGCGATTTGGACGCAGGACAGCTACGATGGCTGGAAGGTTGAGCCTAATTGGCCTAGTATTACTGGTACTCATTTGTATTGGAATGGGCCTTCAATCAAACACGATCTCGCCCAGACGCATAATGGAGACTTTAAGAGCAATCTGACTTGGGATGTCATGACGCGCTTTCAAACTGGTGTAGCACAGGTAGGTGCACTCGAAACAACGTTAGAAAGTGACGGTAAGCCAATCTTTCAGATGATACTGAAGGATAATAGCGCATTGTCCGATCAGCTTTGGTGGATGTGCTATTACAAAGATCAACTGGTCGTCAATGAACAGCTTGATCGTAGCATTTTCACTAACGACAAGTTCATTCAGTTGGAATTACAGAAATTTGGTAATTCAGTTGTTTTCCGAGTGTCACCATGGGTTGGCAATCAAGGACGAGAGACGACTATTACCCGCCAGTTTACCTTTGCGGACGCTGCCGATACTGAAACTAAACAATTTTCCACGTGGTTCATGCGAGACAAGACATGGGGCGAATCGACCATGTATCTGATTGCGTCTACTGTCAAATGGCAGAACGTCAGTTGGTATACGAATATCAAGAATCGATTTAGCAATGGTGATGTTCTCAAGATTGATGTGGCGAATGCCAGGACATACTTGAATGGTTCTCTTGACCCAACCATGCACATGATCGGTAATCAATGGGAGCAATTTGAACTGCCACCCGGTGATACTGAGATTGCTATCATGCCCTCGAGCTGGGCACAACCATTTGCATGTGAAGTCGAGATAAGGGAGGCCTGGCTATAAATGGAGTATTACTTTGCAGATCGAAAATCAAACATTTTGGGTGTTGGGTCGACTGATGGCAAAGGCGAATGGCGAATTGACAACGATATCGAAACACAAAGTGTTGACAATCGTCCTGCGGTCGAGCTTTCTCTTGATATTCACTTCACGACTGATCAGGAACAAGCAGTCAATGAGATGGCTAAAGCAACCAACTTCATCATGTATCAAGATGAAGAAGGCAACGCTCACCAAATGGTGATTGAATCGGTTGACCATGATTCACTAGGCCACATTCACTCAATTGTTGCCAGCGATGCTGGTAATGATTTAATTAACGAAACCGTTGGCGCGTACAAGGCCGACAAACCATATACGATTGCTGAATACATCCTCATGTTTACAAATGATTCTGGCTGGGAGATTGGCGTCAACGAATTTCCTGACAATGTTCGAACACTTGAGTGGACTGAGGAAGCAACTTCACTGGCTCGCATTATTGCCGTGGCAAAAGATTTTGATGCAGTGCTTAGCTTTGGCTTTGAGTTTGTTGGAACGAATTTGGTTAAGCATGTCATTAACATTCGACATGAAACGGCCGGCGATAGCTTGATTTCTTTTGAAATGAATAAGGACATCAACAATATCGTCACGCACCTCGATACCTATGACATGGAAACATCAATCAAGGCTTATGGAGCGGTGCCAGAAAGCACGGATGGATCAACTAATCAGGATCCAATCAACTTGATCGGCTACAACTGGACTGATCCAACGGGACAGTTTGTGCTTGATCAGTACGGGTTCTTGCACGATACCATTGCTGTGCAGAAATATTCACGTTTGTTAAGCAACAGCAACCCTAACCCAACACAGTCTGACTGGAATCGGGTTAAAACGTTTGATTCAAACTCGCAGGCGGCACTTTTGCAGGCAGCCCTGGCAGATTTGAAGAAATACAATCATCCGAACGAAACGTACGATATTGATTTGGTTAACTCACCATACGTACCACTGAATCAAACCGTCCACATCGCCGATGAAAACCAGCAACTATTCTTGTCGGCCAAGGTATTGAGTATTGAGCGTTGTCGCGCTAAACATTCTGTCAAACTGACTTTGGGCGAGTTTGCGCATGAAACAGTTAGCTTTGACGAACGCCTCAGTGAGCTTGCCAACCAGATGGCCAACATGCCCAAGACAATTCAATATTATCCTTGGCTTCGTTATGCCGATGATGATCAAGGAACAAATATGAGTGCCTTCCCAACTGGTAAGAAGTATATGGCAATCGTTTGGTCAAATAAGACATCCGTCCCAAGCGACAATCCGGACGATTACGCTGGTAAATGGGCACTGATTCAGGGAAAGGATGGTGATGACGGTGTTCCTGGTGCCAAGGGTGCAGATGGCCGTACAAGCTATTTCCACACTGCTTGGGCAGATGATGTGAGCGGTCAAAGTGGATTCACGGTATCTGGTGGTGATGGTAAAAAGTACATTGGTACGTATAGCGACTTCACACAGGCCGACAGCACCAATCCGAGTGATTACAATTGGGCGCTTTTTAAAGGATCCGATGGCGCGACTGGTCCACAAGGACCACAGGGTCCTCAAGGCATTCAGGGTACCCCCGGAAGCAAGGATGTGCCGTTTCCTTATGTACAGCTAGATGCCCCGGCAAATCCCAAAAAGGGTGATACTTGGTGGCATGGTACAAGTTTAAAAGACACAACGGCTGTACAGCGCTATGACGGTTCCAAGTGGGTAGATGATGCGATTGCTCAAGCTGTTTTGTACATTAAAGAGCTCAACTCAATTATTCTTAATTCCGCTGAGATTAATTCGCCTAATATCAACGTTCCTTTCCAACACGTGAGCATTGCAGGATCTGGGATATTGTCCAGTGGTTCCCTTACGCTCAACGGTGCCTCATATGTCATTTCCGGTAATATTGAGGACACTAATGGCAAGCCAAACGGCCAAATCTATCATACGGAAGTAAATCCCGATGGATTACTGTCATACATTACGCAGACAGATGGAACAACACAAATGCACACCAGCAGAATTTCGATGGGTGTTCTTGAACTAACAGATTTGGTTAGCGGGCTTGGTAATTCTGCCAAATACATTACCTCTACCTTTACGGCCAATGATGCAGTTGACTACTATCACAAAGACTCTGGCATGGAAACAAACGATGTCAGCGGCCTCAATATCTCGTATTCGAGAAAAGGCAATAGTGTCACCATTGGGATTGCTTTCCAAATGAAGACTGGCAATGGATGGGTTAAGATTGCGGACATTCGACCGGGGTATAGCCCATTTAACAGTGATGATGCAGCAAGGTTGCTCGGTAGCATGTCGTATACGGGCGCAGCCTGTGAATTGTATGTTTCAGCGGGTGGAATTTACATTATTCCATGGCGTGGACAAGGCGGGTATGCTGGCAGCTTGAATTTCATTACTCATGATGCGTATCCGACCAATGATGCGGTGGTGAATTAAGATGAAGATTAAGATTTGGCTAGATGAGCAAAACCGCCTGACCAACTGGGCCTATCAAGCGGAAGATGCCAAAGTAGGAGCAACAGAGGACGGTCAACAAATCATAGAAGCAGATGACGTGTCTCAGTTTTTTGAGGGTCACGCATCTCTTGTAGACGGCAAAATCGTTGCCGATGAGGGTTACGATCCGGCTAATGATCATCCACTCCCCGGACCGTCACCTGAACAGCAGATGATTGCCGCACTTACTCTTGAAGTGGCACAGCTGAAGGCGGCGAAATCAAGTGACTAATTATGATCAGTGTGCACTACTTTACAGTTGGGGAATTGATTTAACACCTTATGTACCAGTAATGATTACCCCAGATCAATACAAGCAAATTACAGGCAGTGACTATGTCGCCAGCAAAAGCTAGCGACTATTTTCATGGAAGGAAGTGATGACAATGCTAAATAAAATCAGAGATCACCCGACACACACAGCACTCGCCATTGGCATGGTTGCCATTGGCTTGTTTCTGATCATCAATGACCATTATTTCATCTGGCCCCCACATTATTCTGACTGGTTAAACGATGACATTGTGGGGTTTTTGTTTGTCATTGATGGACTCGGGATTGGGGGTTGGGTGCTATGGGAAACACAGTTAGCGGTGACCAATCGTCTGTTGCTTACGACTACCAGCTTTTTAATGTCGTTCTTGACAATACTGCAATTCCTGACCTCGATCTCAACTGGAATCTACTCAAATTGGATCAGCAATGCGATCATAACAGCCTTCGTGCTGATTCTGGCACGAAGGAGTGACAGCCGTGACAGCAGCGATAACCAAAGCAATTGTTGATTTTGCCCCATATCTTGCCGGTATAGCATCGGCCGTTATTGCCTTCATGACCTACCGCGAGGGTAAACGGAAGAACAGGCATGATGAGCTTGAGGACATGAACGACAGATTACGCGCAGATAATGATCGATTGAGACGTGAGAATGAGCGTCTCAGGAAGGAAAACAAATCATGAATAATTGGACAGATCTTGTAGTATCACTTGCAGTAGCGGCAGTCCCAATCATTGGAGCTTGGATCTCAAAACAGCTGCTAGCTAACAAGCAAGCACTCACTTTGGTAAAGGTATTAGACCCATTGGCAAGTGCTGCGGTAACAGCGGCAGAACAGCTCGGTGTGACACAGGCGATTGACGGTGCGGTTAAGAAATCGACTGCCATTCAGGCTGTGAAAGACGGCTTAAAATCGCTTGGCTTCACCAGCACAGACGAGCAGACAATTGCCAATGCAGTTGAACAATCTTATGCGGATTTGAAAGACAGCCTAGCAGAAACCTATCCGCAAAAGACAGTCGATCAGGAAACATCTAATCAAGATAAGGTAGCTGCCGCAGCTCAAGCAGCGGCAGATGCAGTTAAGGCTCAGCTGGCACCGGCGTCTGTTGCTCCACAGCAATAAGGAGGGTACAAGATGGCAGATTTCATTGCATCAATGATTGCGGGCATTATTACGCTTATCATTTGTGCGCGTGGGCTTTATGCTTCCATAATTTCCTTTTCGTTGTTTGACTCCACCTTTAAGTGGTTTGACGCATTTGTCATTGTGCTTATGGTCGTAAACGTCATAGGCTGCTTTGCGGTTATTATTTTTGTCTGTCGCGAATTCTTTTTTGAACGAAAGAGGGAATCAAAACCATGAAATTTAAAACTAAATTCATCACCTTGATAGTCGCCTTCTTGGCGGCTATTTCTTTTGCCCTGCCATCGCAGGTAAATGCGGCATTGAATGGCATTGATGTGTCAAGCAACAACTACGGTATTGACGTCAGTCGTGTACCTGCAGATTTTGCTATCGTTAAGGCCACAGAGGGTACTGGCTACGTTAATCCACAATTTCAAACAAATGCGCAGCAAACATTGTCTAGCGGTAAGAAACTAGGAATTTACCATTTTTTAAATGCAGGCGATCCAATCCCACAAGCTGAAGCTTTTGTAAAACAGGTACGTCCTTATATCGGCAAAGCCGTGTTGGTTCTTGATTTTGAAGATACGAACTACAGCAAAGTGCAAAATGCCAACGGCGTTGCGAATGCTAAGCGCTGGTTAGATTACGTTTACCAGCAAACGGGTGTAAGACCATGGATTTACATGTCACTCAGTGCTGAAAATGGACTTTCTTGGCCTGCTGACGTGATTGCTAACTACGGTATTTGGATTGCACAGTACAACAGCTATAATCCAGTTTATGGCTATCAGCCACGAGATTTGTTCGGCTCAATTAAACAGTGGCCTTCTATGACCGCCTTTCAGTATTCTTCAATGGGATATCTTAGCGGATGGGGCCAAAATCTAGATTTATCAGTCTTTTATGGTGACCGTAATACTTGGGACAAGTATGCGGCAGCCAACGGTAGTACAGCACCTGTAACACCGGTGCCAAGCCAACCAGCAGAATCAAATGTGGTCAGCGATGCCGACTATGCGCAAACTGGTGTTTTCAAACCGTCCGCGACTGTTAACATCCGCACTGGTGCCGGCACCGGCTATGCATCCGTTGGTAGCTATGCACCCGGCGAAAGTGTGATTTATGATCACGTGTATATCCGTGGCACATATGTTTGGGCACGTTATCTCAGCTACTCAGGCAGGTATCATTATGTTGCCTTGGGCGTGAATGGTGGGGAGAGCTATGGCTCGCGTTCGTCTGGATATACTTCGCTTGTAAGCCACACGTACTACACTGTGAAGTCTGGTGACAGCTTCTGGAGCATTGCCAGCAAGTACGGCATTAGCATGTACACACTGGCTGCTAACAATGGCAAGTCAATCTACAGCCTGATCTATCCAGGCGAAAGCCTGTATATCAGGTAA